TGATGATGGCCGCCTTTCGAGGCGGCCATTGTCGCGTCTACGCTTGAGTGCCAAACTTAATGTTGTCCCCATGTTAGCGATTGTCATATACAGGTGCTAACGTTGTACCAACAACGACGAAAGGGTAGACATTATGGAACCAACATTCACGCTAGACGAATTTGAACAGAGGGCTCTTCGAGACCTCATCAAGGGGCCAGTACCGTGGGTAGAGAATTCGCTACGGATAGCCGATATCACTTCCACACATACGATTGCCACCATCTTGAACCTCAGACGGAAACTAGCCATCGTTCACGAAACCTTTGACCCTAAGTCTGAGCACTTTGGGACTTGCCCAAGTTGCTTCGGTACTGCCATCGCTGACGACAGTGGCGCACCATGCCAATACGAATTTGACGTGTATGTATGCCATGAGGGAATGTGCGTATCTCATGAGCACGCAGAATCGTTGTCAGCATGAAAGGTACGCCTACCGCCGTTTACGCAGTCAGTGCTGATGATGGATCTATGGTTCACGTATGGTGCTCGTCACCAACGGGAGGTATTTCTGATTCTCTTCTCTTCGCTATCCCATGCGTAAATAAAGCTCAAGCGAAAGAAGTCGTTCAAGCGTGGCACGCTGCATGGGATTTCTTTCCATTAACGCAAGAGGCCAAAGACCAACGCGAAGTTGCGTTGTTCTTTGATGACGTTACGGGTGCGTCATGAGCACACAGATTAGAATCAATCGGAAAGGCCACCGTCGGTACACAGAGGTGTACACGGGCCGTTGCACTATTTGCAACCAGCTAACCACAACGGAATGCGTGTGTGGGCGCTGCATGGATCTCGAGCCATGGCCACAGGAAATGTTTGACGAGTGGTCTGAGCTGACTAAAGAGCGTGATGGGATTCTGCAGGACGCTATCAGGGATCAACAACGGCGAGAAAGCTATGGGTACTGATATGAGTCTGATCCATGGTTACTTAGCGAACGGTGCATCATCCATTGATCGCAGCAACGCGGGCCGACGAGTCAGGTTGGAGTCATCCACCATGGACTATCTTGGGCTACCGATTGGTTCCGAGGGCGTGATCCGACACTACCGAGTAACGCGTGCTCTTGGTCGTGGCGCTATTCAAGGGCATACGGTCGTGGATTGGGTAGATGGTCAGCGTGCTGACCTGATAGCCAACCACGACGCGTGGGTGATGCTATGACCACCGATTGTCCAGATTGTGACGGTTCGGGCACCACGGGCCACGAGTCGGATTGTCCCGCACCAGAAGAAGACATACCTGGTTCGGTTGCTAGTTTGCTGCAGACAATTGAGCAGCCGTTGTGGATGGAGCACGCAGCTTGTAGGACCGCTGGCCCACTTCCGTTCTATCCCGAACCACTCCATCGAGCCGATCTAGCGCGTGAATATTGCGACTCGTGCCCTGTGGTTGACGACTGCTTAATTCACGCTGTTGTGGTCAATGAGACTCACGGCGTGTGGGGTGGCTGTAGTCCGCGTGAGCGGAGGCGCGTGAGAAAAGCGTGGGTATTGACAGGTGAAATCAAAAGAGAAAACAAGACTATTTGGCCCGTAAGGGCAGGGGAGTAACAAAATGAAAATTATCAAAGGGTTCACAACGCGTGAGGTGAAGATTCATCTGACTACTGCGGATCTCATCGGCTACTTGGAGGCTGACGGCGTCGACACAACAAATTTTGTTGTGTCCGTAGGCCACTTGGACAGGGCACCAGTGGACGGGTTGCCAGCCGAGCATCGTGCGAAAGACGCGACGATGGTCCGAATCAACATGGTTCTGCATGAAAGGGAAAATGATGAAGTATAACGATCATGACCACATCAAGATTTTTAGAATCAGCATGCTTGTAAGCATCGATACAAAAACTTTAGGACCAAACTGTTCGCCTGCAGATTTCGTTGGGGTGAACGGTGATGTCGACCATGCAAAGATCTTGTCCATGGGGTGGGATGAAGCATGAGGGTGGGTGCTCTGTGTGCAGGGTACGGCGGCCTCGAACTGGGGCTGCAACTAGCAGGCATCGACACCGACCTGGTGTGGGTGTCCGAGACAGACAAGCATGCTTCGGCTGTGTTGGATGCACGGTTCGGGGTACCAAACTTGGGTGACCTGACCGAGATCGCCGATCCACCACAGGTGGATGCGGTCACGGCGGGGTTCCCTTGTCAGCCCGTGTCCCACGCTGGGAATCGGGCAGGTATAGACGATGAAAGGTGGTTGATCAGAGATGTCGTCTCTGTGGCAAGACGAGCAGGCGCACAGTGGTTGTTCCTGGAAAACGTGCGGGGTGTGCTCACCGCCAACCAAGGTGATGCCTACGGGCAGATCCTCGATGCGTTGGCCGACGGAGGGTTCGATGCGGAGTGGGCATGTGTTCGAGCCGACCAGTCGGTGGGTGCCTGCCATCGCAGGGAGCGGTGGTTCTGTGTTGCCCACGCCAGTGGTGAACGACATGGGGGCCAACAAGACGTTGGAGTGGTGGGATGCGTGGGCACCCAACCAGAAGGCAGCGGACGGCAGGCACGCCCCGCATGGCAAGTCGCTGTCAATAGAGGTGCAGCGTCTGTTGCCGACGCCGACAGCCCAGGACGGGGCGAACAATGCGGGTCCGTCCCAGTGGAACAGAAACTCAGATCCCCTGAACGTGGTGGCAGCCAAGTTGGGTGGGGAGACTATGCCGACGCCATCGCCCGATGGGAGTGGGCCAGTGGACGATGCGCCCCCGCCACAGTGACCGACAGCAAGCTGTCGTCACGGTTCGTGGAGTGGATGATGGGTCTGCCTGAGGGGTGGGTGACAGGCGTGGGTCTGTCCCGCTCCCAGGAGTTGAAGATGTTGGGCAACGGTGTTGTCCCGCAGCAGGCGGCAGCCGCATACGGGTGGCTGATGCAACAGGTTCTGGCCGACAAACTGGAGGCAACATGACTACAGCAACCGACAGGGTGGAACTCACAGCGTCATGCGGGAGGTGCAGCCACCAAGACAGCGTCAGCGTGATGCGAGACCAGTACACCGAATGGCTTGGAGGCGGCAACTTGGCGTGGATCTTCAGAAACCTGTCGCCACAACAACGGGACATTTTGATTGGCTCGGACACGACACGACCGTTTCCGTATTATTTGTGCAAACAATGTTGGGATAAAACATTTGGAGGAGAAGAAGAATGATCATTACCGTAGGTTTCGCAGGCATCATCTTTGGTGCTGTCCTCGGCTGGTACACCAGAGATGTGTGGGCGTACCGTCCACTCTCGAAGCGTAAAGCAGTTGCTTTAGACACGTATTGGCGCAGTTGGCCTGCGATGATAGAAAAGTTGAGAGATAAGTCTTAATAACACTATGTTGCCATTGGGACAGCGTCCCCATGAAGTAAGGTAAACATTGTATGATCACCATCCGCATCCCCGTTCCGCTCGTTCACCTACCCTTTCCGAGCGGGGCGGGGATGCCCCATTGTTGAAAGGGTTCCCAATGACAAGTAGTTACGACCATGAAGGTAGACCAATTCTCAAATTGATTAACCAGGAACACGAAGTTTCTTCCCCACAAATCCGATTCGGAGATGCACTGTTTGAAATCAGTCGCACACTTAAGGAACTATCAGAACAAGCCGAACGGGCTTTCGTGGCGTGGTCAGACATAGCCCATGGGGAGATCGAAGATGACTGAACAAGCACCTTCCATCCCCATATGGGAAAATGTTTCTGCTTTACGCACACCAAAGCAAGATGTGTTTCGTCAAATGATTATGCACACAGCCGAGCAGTGCGCTCCGCTGGAAGCAAGATTAATGATGCTGGCTGAAAATCCTGAACAAGCAGATTGGTCTAGCCTGACGCGCATCGTTGGGCTTATCGAACAAGCTTACGTTCTTACCGTGGAGTCAATCAAACAATGACCGAAAACGATTCACCTTTAACAGGAGATGGAACGATCTTTCTTCCATCTTTTACGGATCTCGAACAGTCTATGAAACGGTTGAAACCACGCGACAGAATGAAAATGCGGACAATGCTGGAACGCGACCTACAAGGTCTTAGATCTCGGTTGTCTGACGCAAGAGAGGACGACATCGCTTTACTTGTCGACAAAGGTGAGCGCCAAGCCGAGGTTGGGCGATGGGCTGGCATCAGCCGGTCTCGCGTCGCAAAGATTCTGCGGGCCAGAGAAGAGCGGTTGCGAAGCAACGGCTCTATCTGATATATCTGTTATCTGATGATGGCCCCGAGGGCCATCTTCTGATATCTGATAGCAGTCCCTGATGGCTGTCACACCCCTCGTCTAACATGTGGGCATGATCGAACACAGGTTCCGACAGTCTTGGTTGAACACTTTCCTGGCCTGCCCCGAGCAGGCCCGCACGCTTCGCAACAAGACGGCTACTGATGTCAGCGGCAGCAAGATGGTCCGAGGCACCGTCGTCCACGCAGCGATTGAAGCAGCGTTGCATGCCCGCATGGCAGGCAACGAGTGGACCTACCAAGATCTTCTAGAAGAGTTTCATATCCAATGGGAAAACCACGTAGACAGCATTGAACGCTGGAACAAAGGAGCTAGGACTCCCGAAGCAACAGTCGAAGTCGCTGTCAAAATGATGCATCGCTGGCACCACGAGGTGTTTCCCTATTTGGCTCCTGTAGGCCTCGAGACACCATTTGAGTTTGTTCTTCACCAAGACGAAGGCCGACGAATAATTTTGACAGGCACCCGCGACTTGGATGAGGCCGACTTAACTTGGGATTGGAAAACAGGTCAGCACGACCCGCCATGGGCGGTCAGGCGCAACGACCTGCAATCAATGATTTACACGTTGGCAAGAGCACATGAGCGCAACGACTTTGAGTCACCTCAGCCGTTCAGGTTCTGCTACCTGACCGACGGGAACCTAGAAATTATTGATGTCACGCGTACACCTGCAGATTGGGCCGCGCTGGTCCCCCTCTGCAATTCGATAGCGGATCTAATAGAGGCGAAAGTTCCGTCATGGCCCATGCGCTATGATGGATGGAAGTGCAGCCCCGACTGGTGTCCCAACTGGGACAGTTGTCGCGGCAAACATCTAGGTGTCGGCAGTAATCCGACACACTGGTAAATCAAACAACCCCGAAAGGGAAGGAGCAATACAGGTGAATGATAAAGACAGATCTATTATCGCTCAGGTTGCAGCCAAGGTGGCTGGGTCTGTGTGCATGGGCAAAGGCAAGGAGGGAGTACTCGACTACCTCGTTGTTGTGGAAACAGTTTACAACGACATCATTGATCGTGCGGGCGGCACAGCAACCGCTTCGCCGGCAGCTCCCGTTGCGGCAGCGGCCCCAGCCGCACCTCCAGAAGCCTCAGCTGTTGAAACAGTTCAGGCTGCGTTTCCTGGCGCAGAGATAGCGATAGCACCAGGTGCGGACATTCCCCCGATGGCAGTGCCTACGTTTCCTGCTCCTGCGTCGGTGAAACCATCGGGGGGTGCCCGCAAAGTCGGGAATAAACCACTTGACAGCAACGGATTCGTGACTGACGGTAAACAGGCCGCATGGAACGTGGCCTTCTTGTGCGCTGGAACCAAGGTTGATGGTGACAAACTTGTTGTGTTTGACAACAAGTTTAAGAAAGCCAAAGGCGCACAGAACCTCGCTGCTGGTCTCAGCGAAAACGCCGACGGGGGTTACAAGGCGGGCGCACCCGACTTCAACATCTCTGAGGTTGGCGCTAAACATTACCAGTTGGGTAACGAACGTATCCCTCTGTGGATCAACCAAGCACCAACCCACATCCAAGACGGAACAGGTGCTATTCATGTTTTCAACATTCAGTCAATGCATGATCGCTGCGGTTCCTAATGACAGATCTGCAGGCACCTTTAACGCCTGAGCAGATCGAACAACGGCTGCAGGGGGCAGTCTCCGATCAGGAGGCTGCCCCCAACTCCAACTACAAATTTATTGAACCGACATCGACAGCGTTTGACTCCTTCGTAGATTATGTTCGCAACGATGAAGGCCGATTCTTGCTTGGCTTCCCCGAGGTTGACCTTGCTATGCGCGGTCTTGCTCGAGGTGAGATGCTGCTAGTTGTAGGCCACAGCCACAATGGCAAATCTCAGGTTCTTTACAATTCGGTTGTCACAGCGTTACTCAACACAGACGCCCACATGTTGTTGTTCTCCCCTGATGAACCTCGGGAACTAATTGCTCAGAAGTTGCACTGCTTGGCGTTCGGGAGAAACGGCGAGGAGTTGGAACAACAAATCAAAGACGGCAATCAGGTCGTCCTTGACGAGATCCGAGATGCGTCAAAGACGCTGTTCAACAGGGTTCTAATCAATGACGGTGCTTTGACGTTTAAAGAAATGACACAAGCATTTCAAGAAGCCCAAGACTACTGGCAAAGAAACCCTGACTTTGTCATGGCTGATTACCTCGAACTGTTACCAGGAGAATCTGACCACAACGGCGTGGTCGCTAAAGCGCAGGGTTTAAAAAGGTGGTGCAAGGAAGTTTCTGTCCCGCTCGCTGTTGTGCATCAGGCTGGCAGGGGATCTGGAGATCGGCACAAGCCCTCAACAATTAATGCTGGCAAGTTCGGTGGAGAACAAGAAGCACTAGCGGTGCTAGGCGTGTACCGTCGCCGCGACGACCCATCGCTGACGTATGTGGAGAAGTGCTACCACTCCGTTTCAATCAATGTTCGCATCAACAAAAACAAGCGCCCACCCAACAAGCTCGGCGACTTTGAATACTTTATTTGCCCGCACACTGGACAGATACGGCCATACCGTGATGACGACATCCCACCCGACGACAGATACCTGCGATGAAAGCGGCTGAAGAGTTAGTAGACAAATTCTGCCACCTGTTTCGCGGCAACGCTTTAGCCAAAGAAACAACTGATGGACAGTTCCGACCGTGGCGAGACCACGACGGATCGGCAATGCCTGCTCATGGTGCGTTCTTTGAACAAGCAGTCTTTGACCACCTGTGGGGAAACTCAAAGCTCGGGGTGTACCCGCTAATGGAAATTACGGGTTCACCTAGTTGCAACATCGGCTGGCTGGCTGTCGACTGGGACGAAGGAGACATCTCATACGTTCACGCTGTCAACGTGCAGGAACTGTTAACCCAAATGAATATAACTTCTTGGGTTGAGTCATCCCGCTCTCGAGGCTTCCACCTGTGGGTGTTCCTCAAAGAGGATCTACCAGCGCAGATGGGTCGCAACGCTATGTTTGCAGCTTGTCAGATAGTTGAAAGCCCTACTAAAGAGGTGTATCCCAAACAAGTCACAATGCCCGCTAAAGGCTTCGGCAACGGAATACGTCTACCATACGCAATGACACGCCCTGAAGGCCGCCAGGAGGCTCTAAACGGGCCTAAGAGCAGCTTGATACTAGACGACTTTGTTGAACAGGCGTACAACCAACAAGTTGAACGCCAACAAATGATCAAGTTGGCTGCCCTGTACCAGCCGCCACCATCAAAGAGGCCATTACACACGCCGAAATTCACTGACACTGGCACCAAGATCGGTGCTGACTTCAAAGCGGTTGCACGCGACATATGGGATAGAGGCCCCACCCACAACGACCGTAGCCTCGCCCTGTTCTCCTTCGCATGTTCACTATTCAGGCAAAAGTACTCTGTGGAAGCCGTTCACGAATGGACACGACAATGCGATCTCAAATGGGGACAGAAATTTGCGGCCAGAGGAGCCACAGGAGAACAGCAGTTACGTAAACTTGTCGACGACGCTGGCGCAAAGATGTCTCGGTGACAAACAAATTGAGTTACCGTTTCACGATACCTGGCAGACCCAAATCGAAGGGTCGCCCACGCTTTGCCCGAGGTCGAGCGTACACCGACGCCAAAACTCTCGCCGCCGAAACCCGAGTCGCTGAACTGTATAAAGGACCGTACTTCGACGGTCCAGTATCTCTTGCCTTTACCTTTCATACCAAAAAAACTGTTGTGACAATTACCGCCCTTGAAGAAGAAATATCACCATTGAATGCCGACCTTACAAATCTGTGTAAAATGGTTGAAGATGGACTCAACGGCGTGGCATACCCAGACGACAGACTCGTGCAAAAACTTTCGGCAAGAAAGAAAAAATAATGAGTAGCCCGTTCTCGGACCTTCCTTGGGATCAGAGATACGGCTCAATGGGTGACGAAGCTGAAGGCGCATTTGAAAAATGCACTGAAGGCTGGGCACGATTCGGATTCAACAGACCGCCCTTTTCTATTCAAACATTGCCGCTGTTCATGCGGTACACCCCCGACTACGTAACCGTCAACACGCTCATAGAAGTTATGGGCTGCGGAAAGAACGGTCTCAAACTAAAGCAAGAGAAAATATCGGCACTCACCATGTGGGACGGGCAAATGCCCGTCTGGCTTTGGGTCTGGTCAACCCCTAAACAACAATACGCATTCATGCCTTTAAAAACTGTTACGCAGTTTATTGATAAAGGAGAAACAACCTTCGGGACGTTTCGAGAAGGCAAAACATATTTCAATTTTAAACCTTCTCTTTTCCCTTGGACCGACCCGCCCAGTGAGTGATGGACGCCGAAAGGAATTTCTTTACGATCCACTTATCCCTAGTGGCACAGGAAGTTCCCGATACACTTCAGCGTTTGACCGACCGTTCTCCGCAATGGAAGCCCTCATGGTCTGTGCGCCATGTGAAGAACCTGAAGAATCAGTCATTGAACAAATGGCTTTACGGGAAGCCCTGGCCGACGCATTGGATTCTTTGGAAGAAGAAGAACGGTGGATATTCGACATGCTTGTCGTTGTCCACCTGTCACTACGGTTCGTAGGCCGTGTTGTAGGTATCCCTAAAACAACTTTGGCTCGGAAACGTGATCAAGTTATAGCAAAATTACAAAACCAGTTGATTCAAAACCCGTTAATCAGCGACAGGTTTATTGATTGAGATCAGGTGGTGCAGCCTCGACGCAAGAAGAAATAAACTGCATCCATTTCTCCAACCAAATCAGTACATCCTTTTGAGCCAACCAGTTACCATCGGCTGCTTCATCCCAAGCACACAGCAACGCAATGATTTCGTCAGTGTTGAAAACGGTCAACACGCCAAGCGTGTTTTCGCTCCACTTGGCATGAGTCCCGTCCTGAACGTCAAACACGCCGCAAGTACGGTCAAGTTCTTCGGCTATATCAGCCTGAAGTTCTTCGCGAACTGGCCCAGCAAACCACGAAGCCCATGCCGACTCAAAGTCGATAGGGGCTTCACCGCTCACGAACCGAGACGCGCTTTCGCCAAAGATTTCAAAGCCGAAAGCAGTGCTGCAGCCCCCGCTATCGCAGCGGTACGCAAAGTCGATGCGTCGCCTACAACCAGGACGGCAGTAAACGCCTGAACCGCTGTCCAAGCCGCACGCTCACCCCAATGCCCCCAAGAAAAATCTGATGATGTGGTCACTTCTTACCTGTCTTTCTACGGCCAACTTTAGCATAGGCAATAGCAGCCGCTTGGTCTCTGGGGTAGCCTTCGCTAATTAATTTACCGATGTTGTGCGCCACCGTTGCACTGCTGGCACCGCGCCGAAGCGGCATTTCAGTACCGTGGCCTACGCGGCTTCTTCTTGCCTGCCATTAGTCGCCGTCGTCAAAGCGAGAACGCATCCCGCTAGCCATGCGACGTATAGCACCCTCGTCTAAAATGCCGAGATTCTGTGTAGGTCGCGTCACCGTAGTGACCAAGACCTGACCGGCTTGGACCATGCCAGGAGTTGAACCATCTTTCATGATGCGCTACTTTCCGAAGGGACGGCCACCATAAGCGGCATTCCCCAAATTGGTTTTACGCAGGAACGCAGCAGCCTTCTTGGCTTTCTGCGACATGTCCCACATGTTGAAAGACGACGTGGAGTCATACGGCTGATCATTCTGATCGCCGAAAGTTTCCTGAAACGTCCCGTATCCTTCGCCTTTAGGCATGAAATAACCTCCTACAACAAGAACAAAGCGTCCCACGTCGAGCGATCCACAACGCCGTTAGGACGCAAAAACCCTACGGCTTTCTGAAATGACTTCACTGCCGCCTTCGTTCTCGAACCAAACACCCCGTCGATCCCACCAGCATCGTGGCCTCGGTCTCTTAACCGTTGCTGCACCAACTGCACCAACTGGCCTCTGGATCGCCGAAGCTTCGACAACGGAATGTTGTCAAGCTTCTGCCCCAACGCCCTGATGTACCTTGCTATCCCTTCAAAATCTATACTTGACGGGTTGCCGCCATACACGACGCAACCATTCTGCAACCACGCATACAACTCTGAGCCAGGACACGCTGTCGCTGCCAAATCTTGATGCCCTTTCAACCACAATCTCCCTCCATAACGGGACTGAATGTCTTCAATGACTTCACTGATTGATACGAGAGCGACCTCAGGAACTTCTGATCCACCAAAGCCTGAATAACAGATGCTTTCTGTTTTAAAGTTGTAATGCTTGGTGGCACCAGAAACAATCCCTGGGCCGCGTCCCTCGTAGATCACTCCACGCTCGTCAACCAACCAGTTGTAGGCAATAGCGTTCCAGCCTCGGGTCTCCATATGGTAACGCTCAAAGGCTCTTATGGCCGCCACGCCATCAGGTGGATTGGGCACGCCAGAATGATGAACGACTATTCCCACCATGCGGGAAGGCCGCAGCCGTGTAAACGACCGCTTTGTAGGCCGAGCATCCCATTCATCTCGCGATACGTAATCCATTAACTTAACCCGCTTTCGTCCCAGCGAGCCTAGACCTTACGAACCTCAACGTCGACCATTTTGCGGTAATGCTCATCCAAATCACGCTGCATCCGAATCAACTGGTTGCGCTGTTCCTCAGGGGTGTTGACTCGTAGCCCACCACCAAGCATCGTTGAAATAAACGTAGTAGTCCACCGCTTCTTATACTTTTCTTCACCAGGGATAATCCTGCGAAGCCGACCCATAATCGGGAGCATCTGATCAAGAATATACAAATCCGAATCCGTCATCTTCCATTCCCCTTGACGGTTCTTTTCTGCTTTACCAAGCGCCCCCAGAATCGGCATTAAACCTGGCACGCTTCTGTAACTTGGCGGCACTTGCTGGTAACGACCCTTCAATGGAATGTCAGCAAAGAACAACTGACCTGCCCACAGTTCCAACGGAAGTTTGGCGAGAGGAAACGCCGCCTCTGCGGCGATTCGTGTCGCCATGTCCAACGGCTTAATGCCCGTGATATCACGTTCACCAGGTTTCATCCAACGGTTCAAATCCCTAAAAGGCATATCGGGAAGCAGGTAGACCTGCGATCCGTCCATCCTCCACGGCAACCGCACACCAAGGTTTTCCATGAAGTAATCAGGAACAACGCCCTCTTCACCGCTCATGTACTCGACTTCGCCCTTGATCTGCTGCAGCCGAGACCACGCCTTAGGGTTGGTACCAATCGATTCGACAAGCACAGGCAGAATATTTTTTTGCCACTTCCAGAACGGAATGACCGCTTTGATTTTTGCTTCGGTTGGGGTTATCTCACTGTAATCAAAATGAAATTTGCGAACCTGATTTACAGCGTTTGATTTACTTCCACCAGTTTGAAGAACATGCATCGCTAAAGCGCCACGCACCATGAACTCGGCTCTTTCATTCTGCTCACGCACACCCCTGTACAGAAAGAAATTTGATCGCCAAGGAGCCAACGATTTTTTCCTCTGCACTTGTTCAACAGCCTGAACAACCTCAGAATAGGCTTGACCACCCTCGGCGATACCTGAATCCGCAATCCATTTAAAGTGCTTCCATTCTGTATCAGAAAATTCTCGGCCTAATCCCCGAAGACCTTTTATCTTTATGGAACCTTTGCCCTCTTTGCCCATTCTCCAAAGAACATAAGACGTACCTGATCTCCAGTCGCCCCGCACAGGGTAAACAGGGACAGTCCCAGCCCTTGCTGCAGTGTCCTTTATGTGTTTCAAATACTCAGAGTCATTAACAGCCGCCTGAGATGCCCGAGAGGCTTCACGCCTCTGGGCGATTATTCGAGAATGAGAACCCATTGGCACCCCAGCAATCTGAGAATTAATCCAAGTAGCCCCCATTATGTTACGAATAACGAAACCTGGTGTAGCCACCGCTTGGGCTTTCCAAAAATTCAACAACGACATGTACCCTTTAGTCCACTCGGCAAACGCTTTAGGGTCGTTAAGTTTCGCAGCCGCATACATTGCGTTAGCAAACAAGTCTGCATTTTCGCTCATGTTGACAGCCTGATAGCCAGTCAACCACGGCCCCGTCAATTCGTTTGATAAAGCCTCGTTGTAGCCATGCTGAAAACCACGCAAAGTTCGCTCATCGTTAAGCATTCTGATTGCGTCTTCTTGGTTGTCTACCGCCGAAATGCGTTTTCCTAAATCTGCCGAACGGCGGGCACGATTCATTTCCAACTCAAGATTTGTTATTTGTTCTTTAGCAGACTGCAGATACTTCTGCTGGTTAAACAACTCGTCAGAGGTCAGAAGATCTTTTTGGGCTAATACTCTGGCCTCGTTAAGACCGTTCTGAAGTTCTGGAGCAACCACCGCCCATTGGTCTGCTGCTGCTGTAGCTTCTTCCAACGCCTCAGTGTAAACACGGGCAACAGGCCCCACATCCACGTTTCGGACTTCATCCACCTTGTTTGCAAGATAAGCCAGATCGGGCATTGCCATCTGACGGGCTGCTGGGCTTGCCGCATAGGCGGCGCGGCCCTCCACGAAGGATTCGTATCCGAGTCGGAGGGCTTGTTCATCGAGAACATTCCGCGCCGTTGGCTGCGTGCCGTGCTGCGCCACACCGCCAACCAGCCCCTTGCGGCCTGTCCACTCCCCCGTCACATCGCCTGCCTTACCCTTCACAACTGGCGCACGTTTGAAAACAGAGAACAAGGCGATGTCCTCAGGGGAGTACCCGTGACCTATCCCCATCGCCCAGTCGTACCCCCCCGCTTGGGCGGCCTCCGAGAATCGAGGGTCGCTGGCTATGTCCCGTGCCTGCGGGAAAAACTTGGAGTCGTCCATTACGGGGCGGTAACTGATTCCTTTCCCCCGCAACACCATCGCCGTGAACTCCTCAAAGGTCGGTGCAGGACCAAGGGCAGCAGTGCCGCTCCTGATCTGGTTGACTGCTGCTTGCAGAAAAGCCTCATCGGCAGCATGCATGTACACCGTTGATCCCGTCAGATTGTCAAGATCAATCCATTCCTTGTACTTCTTCGCCCATGCTTTCATCTCAGGCATCATGTTGGAAGGTATCTGACCGGTCTCCAGCGTCCGCACCATCTGTTGGGCAGCCCTTACCGACTTGTCGTTCATGGCTGCCCGAGCCATCAAACCGTTCATCTGAGCAATCGCCGATTCCAACTCAAGCAAATCACGGTTAACATTTCTTAAAGACCCATATGCGGTTCTAATGCCAGCACTTTCTTTAGCCGCACCGATACCAGCCGCCACTTTACGTAAACTCGCAACCTGAAACGCAACGCTGTTAGCAACCTCTGCGTAATCTTCAAGAATCGCCGCCCAATTAAGATTGTCGTCTGGAACCTTTATCGCATTAAGATCTTTAATTGCTTTCTGCAAACGTGTAGGCAACCAAGAACCCTCCCCCGTTTGCAAATTACGCACTGTTCGTTTCACTGCGTTTAAATCATCGGCCATGCCGAGCATTACCCAATCGCCTTCACCTGCGTAATTGCGGCCCAGCACAGCGGGCGAAAGATCATCGGGCGAAAGATTATCAAGTTCGCCTACACGCTGAGCTGCACGGCGATGCGCTTGAAGGTTGGCGTCGAACTGTCTGGCGTTTTCTGCAATATGTTCAATCCGTTCAAACAAACTCATGCGAACGCCGCCGCCAGGTGTGCTTTTAATAATAGCGCCAGCGTTTTCCAGAGATGCCAATACAGACTTCATGCGGACACCACGTTCCATGTCCGAGATGTAACGAATAACTACCTGTTCAAAATCGTTAGAAAACAATTGTTGGTATTCTCTTTTGCCGAGAACGTTTTCGCCGATCTCGTCCATTTGGTCACGAATAGATTTGCCGGTTGCACCAGGACCGGTCACGTTCTCCAACTGCTGACCCATCCACGTTTGCGAAAACAGATCAGCGGCCCGCTCCTCGCCGTACTGAGCAACCATCTTCTCGTAGTGTCCTGGCGTAACGTAAGATCTCTTTTTCCACGGCGACCCACCCAACCCGTTATGTGCTGCAATTTCCACCCCTTCTCCACCCAAGATTTTTTTGCCAGCGGCCCCCAAATAACGCGCCGCATACAAATCGTTAGCAAACCCTGGTAAGACTTTTGTTCCTACCGCTTCGTCAATGCTTTGTCCTGCAAATTTCCACCAATTCAATAACTCTTCGTGGAATTCGATGCCTTCCGAACCCAACCGAGTAAACGATTGAGGTAACTCTGGGTTAAGCATCCCATTTTCTAAATAGGTTGGGCGGTCAGACGCCCGCAACATGTCTTCATTAGGGATGTCAAACCGTTTCGCTTTTTCAACAAGAGCGTTAGCGCCCGAACCTTCCTCAATGTTGCGGTAAAGCCCACCTCTGTATCCAAAGGGCCGAGATCCTGGTACGCCCAATAGTTTGCGTCGAAGCGTCGCACCTTCGATGTGGGCCATGTTCGCTGCTTCTTCTAAATATATGGCAGCCAACGATGCATCAGGATCTTTGCCTCCAAGGCGTCTCAACGCAGTAATTGGTGCCCGATAATTGAGGGCGTTACTGATTGCACCAATAACTTTAGTTTGGGTTGCTAAACGCATTGCCGTGCCAGGTAGCGGCGCTACCGCCGCAACCAAAGGAGTGGACCAAGGAATCCTCCAAGGAATTTCTACTGCCGCCTTCTGGCCGATTGCGGCAGCCTGTTTAATTTCGGCATGCAAAAGTTCAGGCACCCCACTTTTTGATAACGCCTTACTGACAGCGTCGTCGCCCTTTTTCAACAATCTCATTGAACTGGCTATCTCAGGCGCATACTTTGCAACATCAAAAAAGTCGTTGCCAGTGGCAAACGCTGGCACCTGCTTTGCTCGAGCAAGATTGGCTGCTTTAGAAACCAACCCACCGCTAAGGATATTAAGTGGTTTTTCAACTATGTGACGGCCTAAGCGGCCAGTACCAGGAAGCATGAACCCGAGACCAGTCGGAAGGCCAATTTCTTCCAACGCTTTACCAGCAGCGCCAATCGAATTAGTTGCTTTAACTTTGTCAGCAGCGGCAAGCAACTCGGCAGATTTCTCAACCGAAGAACTTCTTCCTGCTGCACGCGACAAAGCCTTGACTATGTCAGGGACCATGCCAGCCGACTTTAAAATACGGGGAATAGCCCCAACCCCAAAAAAGTATGTCAAAGGATCTGTAGCAATGTCCAATCCAAGTCCTGCACCCATTTCTTTGAGGCTGCCCTCTTCGGCAAGAGGAGAACCTGTTTCACGCATCACTTCAGCCATCATCATGCGATCATCAGCGAACGGGCCACCACCGCCCTGCTTCCACCAGTCGCTCCAAGAAAACTCGTCGTCACGAAGTTCTTTAATTCCTGAACGAATCCCCGCAGCAGGCCAGTCAATAACGTCAATAAGTTTGCCAAAGCCCCCCAAGAAACCCCCAGTACTATCAGATTTAGGTTTAGCAAACCGTGTAATCGCTGTGCCACCGATATTGGGGGTAGTGCGCGTAGTGTGGGTAATCCCTGTTTGAAAAGCTGCTGGATCTATCGGATCAAACGAAACAGGTGTGGCACCACCTGTAATGATGTCGATAATTTTAGAGCGGTCGGTTTCGACCATGATCAACCCAAGGATGCTAGGAAGTCAGAAACTGCTTTGCTCTCACCTGGCTTGGTGAAGAGGGCTTCAAGGGAGGCCTCATCTGAGAACCCCCTAGCCGCTTCAAGGTTTCCTTCTATGGCACCAAATATGTCTGCAGCTTCCACGCCGCTGTCCAGTGCGGCTTGAAGACCCAACGATGGAGACAGCCCCAGATCAGCCGCAGTGCCACGGTTCAATTGGTCTGCAGAGAATTCACTGTAAACGGGTGTCAATGCGTTGCCAAGAAGCTGCAAGTCCGTTGCAGCACTTTGCGTCAAATACGGAACACCGTCGTCGGTAACTCCACCCACATCCACAAAGAAAAGGTTCCCTTCGGAATCTTCCATTTGCATCAAATTCTCATCTGATCCACCGCCACCAGCGGCGTCACCAAAGATTACTTCTTCTGTGTAGAACGTTCTGCTTACAGGTATCTGAACGCCGTTAACTTCAACCATAATAAACTCTTCAGCATCAGACTGAGCCTTTGCGATAGCGGCTTCCGCTATCGCAATTTCTCGCGCAGTCTCAGCCTCTTTAAGCTGTGCTTCGGCTGCCAGCCTTGCAACCTCGAGTGCGTTTTTGCGATCCAACTCGGACTCAGCAGCCGCAAACCTGCGTTCTTCTGCTGCGGCTTCCGAAAGGACACGGTTGGCTGATGCCTGTTCCAATGCACGACGGTTAGCGGCTCTTTCCCGCTCCAACGCAGCGTTGTATTCTTTACGGGTTGTGATCCGTTCCAACTCACCTTGATCAAAGAGATCGGTTCGCTTCCCGAAGATAGATTCTTTCGATGCCTGCAAGCGAGCCAACTCTTCCAAGTTGATTTCACCCAGCGCCGCAGCTTGAGCAATATCGGCATCAGCCCGAGCATCAAACCTTTCTACATCCAACAAATCGCCTCGCTGGGCAATACTTTCAGAAAGGTCAGACCGCAACGCAAACAAGTTGTCTTCCAAAGCCCTGCCTGCAGCCGAATAGATTTCACGACCCCTCATGCGCCGATCAATAGCCTGCGCTGCAGAAGCGTCTCGTAGCCGATTCTGCATCGTCTGCATAGACATTTCTTGTGACGCCAACAACGCTTGGGTTTCCGCGCCAGGAGCAGCCGTGTAGGCAGCAGGTTCAATCCCCATGTCCCGCAAAGTTTTCTCAGCATCAGCAATGCTTTTCTTTGTGGAAGCCTGAGCCCCAGAAAAACGAGTAGCAAGTTGAGCGGCCATAGCGGCCTCTTGGCCTACACGACCAGACTCCAACGCCGACAACTCCTGCAGCAGCGATGATTCGTCCATAGCCAAACGGCTAGCACTGGTTCTTCCAGCCTCAGAAATTTGGGCTCCTCGACGAGCCGATTCTGCAGTCAACTGACCAGACTTCATCTGATAACTCAGATCGTTTCGGTCACGTTGAAGATTTGTCAAATCGTTTGTTATCCGACGCTGCTCTGCGGCATCAGCAACAATGCCGCTGGCTTCCATTATTTCAAGTTCGGTAAACCGATCCATCAAACTTTGTTCACGCTCGTTCAACGCCCCAATAGTTTCGTTGTAAGCACGCGCTGCTTCATCTTTCCCCGTGGTGTAATAGGCATTCGCCGCAGTCGCCGCATCCGCAGCAGCAGTAGCCCCCTGAGACCTGATGGTGTCGGCATAATCCGACCCCAACTGACCTAGTCGATCAGCACCTGCCATTCCCGCTTGGTACTGATCTTGAATAGCGTCGTAGCGGGCGTCGTACATGGCCGCATACATTTCATCTAGCGAAGAAGGTTGCCCACCAGCCAAAGCCCCACCGACCGCACCTGCGGCACCTGGGTACGGCATCATGGCACCAGCCACATTGTTGCCTGTTCCTGGCAATGCTATGCCCGACCGCCCAGAACCACCCTGACCGCCCGCACCGCCGGCAGCAGCACCGCCAGCTCCACCAGCAGACGCAACGAGGGCCTCCAATATGGCCTGTTGCGCTGGGGACCCTTGGCTCCATGCTGGCTTTGAAGGATCAAATAAGTAATCACCTACGCGATTCCCAAAATCTCCTGCACGACCAGGTAATGATTCTCCAAAGTCCCACGCAGAACCAATGCCGCCCACAGCGCCTTCGAGCCAGTCATCAACTCTTGACCCCTCAGGGGCAACACCGCGAACAAACGCAGGAACCGCTTCAAGAATGTCGCTTATGTCATCGCCCAAATTGTTTTCAATATAAGGAATTGCTGTATCCCTCATCCACGGCCATAGTTCTTCCGAACTAAAATCAGCAATTTCCAAACCAGCTGGTTTTAAATAATTCTCATACAACGGAGTAATAACATCTTCATAAACGTCATCAACAGCCCAGTCGGCAATATCAAGACCAGCAGGTTTCAATACGTTCTCGTAGAACGGTTCGATGGCTTGCCCCCAAGCGTCGTCTACCGCCCAATCTTTAGTTGCACCGTAAACATCTTTAACGTCGCCAATAAAGTCCTGCTGGAAATACGGGATGGCCTGCTGCGTAGTAAAATCCCAGCCCTGACGGGCAGCCCAGTTAGCAGCATCTAAACCCTGATTACCAAGATACCGAGCGGCGTCCAAACCCTGACCGGCCGCCCAGTTAGTAGCATCTAAACCCTGATTACCAAGATACCGAGCGGCGTCCAAACCCTGACCGGCCGCCCAGTTAGTAGCATCTAAACCCTGATTACCAAGGTACTGAGCGGCGTCCAAAGCCATCCCTGGAAGGCTCTGGCCGAACTGACCAGCAGCCCCCATAGCAGTTCCTAATCCCCAATTATTCCAAAGATTATCGCCAAAATCCCCAGCAAGTTGACCAACTTCTTGCCCTAAATATCCAGCCACAGGCTGAATAACATTCCCAAAAATATCGCGACCTTGATCAAAGCGGCCTGCCATGTAATCCCCTATGGCTTCGCTAAGATCCCCTTCAAGAAGTTCCCCTCCTGCTTGAATCATTGGGTTCAACACCCATTCAGCACCGTTCCAAATTTTGCCAGCAGTACTGGCGGCCCCGCCTCCAAAATCAGAAACAAAGTCCCCTACGGCTCCTGTGGCTCTTTCCCACCAATTGCGATTGTCGGTAACCGCATTTCGGTCTTGCAAACCAGCAACCATCTCAGCCAATTCTGCTTCAGTAATAACTCGCTGCGCCTGACGACCAGGATTCGGATTAGGCGACCATTCACGATCCATTTCCGAAGCTGTTAATCGGTCAATTCCTTGTTGAGCCAATGTCGGCGGGGGTTGAACGTCTGCCGCATCAGGAAACCCTGTGGCGGCACCTCGAATAAAATCCCAAACTGGCCCAGTTACAAAGTTGGCAGGAGCATTTTGGACAGCCCCTACGGCGTCCCACGCTGCTCCTGGCACGCCACGAATAAGATCCCCAGTTCCAACGTAAGGAACGCCAAATATGTTACTTTGGTCTCTAAAGTCAGGATTGCTTTGCCACAATTCTTCACGGTCTCTTTCAGAATCTGAAAGACCGTCAGGTAAAGCAACTCTGTCAGGTAAATTAGCAATGCCTGGACGATTGCCGTCATAAGGTAAAGTAACTCTGCCTGGATCTCCGCCGAAGTACGGCAAATTAATTATTGCCATTAAATCTGACCGCCAGACAACAACTGCGCCACTCTGTCACCCACACCAGGGACCTGCGACGCCGTTTGAGCTCGACTGGTTGCTGAACCTAAAGCATCCTGCAGTCTCCCTACTGCGTATTGCTGTTCTGCGGCAAATTGACGCTGCGCCAACGAATTCAAAGCAGCCTGAGCTGCCATTTCTAAACGCCCCTGTTGACGAACCTGATCAGCAAAAGATCGTCCCATCCCTCGTTGGTATTGACCAGAATCCAACATTCCTCGCTGATTGAACTGGCCTGGTATTCTGCGACGCTGGTCAGCAAACTGACGAATTAAATCGTCAATGCTCATCGCTCGACTTCGTTGAACATCGCTGCGTTGATAACCCGTGTCGGCTAACGCTGTTTGCAAATCACCAAACCGTTGACCAGCTGAAAAGCCACCGTATGTCGCTGTAGGCGTGTTGTTGTACGACGGAGCCATTTTGCTCCCAAGACCGCCGTAAGTAGCAGACATAGTGTTCGCTACTGTAGGCGTTGTCGTTTTATCCCTACCCGTAAAGGTGAAATCAATAGCCATAAGTTTAAAGTTCTACCGTTGTCTTTGAGGAAAAGGCATGTTTGCTTGCTGCGTTCCTGGCGGTCCCTGCGTCATTGCAGCCATTAAATCTTCCAATTTCACTACAGGAGTGCCTTGACCACCACGCCGCCCACGGTCTCGCGGTGGCATACCGCCACCCATCGGTGGTCTCTGCGG